ACTACCAGAGACAGACGCCGCGCTGCCTGCTGTGCCGTTACCTTGTCCACCACTATGCCCCGCGCCCCCGGCCCCAGAAGCATATGTGAAGGTCTGTCCGCCGCTGCAGCCAATATTTGCACTCTTAGAGTACCCACCTCCGCCTCCTCCGCCTCCGACGAAGGTGTTAGCGGACTCTCCGCCCCCCGCGCCGTCTCCCCATACTTCGATAGTAACATGGCTAGCACCATTAGGAACTGTTTCAGTCCCAGATGATCCAGTATATGTGTTGGTTACGGGAGTAAAGGTGTTACCTATCCCCAGCAGCATATTCATGAACATTACGTGACACCAGGTCCACCAACTATACATTCAGTACCAGATTCAAACCATATCGTTGCTATACCCCTAGCTGCTAATGTACGACTGCCTGTTGTCGTTGTTCCTGCAAGACGCATCGTTGTGATAGTTGCAGTAATAGTAATAGAAGCAGCAGTATTATTGTATATAGACAGAGCATGGCCCTGTGAGAATACAGCATTAGGTATAGTGATGCTACCTGCGGCATTGATCATCTTACCGACATCAGTTACAGCAGCCGTAGTATTGCTACTAGCAGGTACACCGAAGAATAATTGGTTCCCATTGATATACAGACCAGAAACAACGTTAAGTGTACCAGAACCTTGCGAGGTAGCCGCCCCGCCTACGGTAGCTCCGCCGCCTGGGAACAGTTTGATCTGCTCGCCGCCTACAGCATTAACCAGAAGGAACCCGTTCGTATTATCCCAGAAGATCTGACCCTTAGCAGTAAGGTTATTTGTAAATGCTAGGGTGGAGAACTGTCCGCCTGTCTGACAATCAATCGTGATCTGATTATCACTAGGGCTGGATACAATAAGGGCCCGTGTAGCAGCTACGCCAGTCATAGTAAGCGCCACGCCACTTGTCGGCTGTGCGATAGTTATGCTTCCTGTAGAGCTTCCACTTAGGACTTGGACAGAACCACTATTACCTAATTGAAAAGAGCCGTCGCCCAGAACCTTAAATAGACCCTTACTCCCTGCTTGATTTCCACAGTTAATTGCGAAATCAGATGAGTTAGTACCTGCATCTATAAATAGTCCGTTTGATCCTCCAGTAGTAGCATTGCCGAATACAGCTATGCCATAATTACCATTATTACCAGTAGTTGTTAACGTATTTCCGCTTGTTGGCGGATTAATAGTTACATTACCTGTAGTGATTTTAAGAGCAGTTGTACCTCCGGTAGTAGTGCCTATGCGCACTGAATTGCCTGCAGAAACAATACACAAGTCGCTATTAGCAGAATCGCTCAGCAATACTTGTGTACCGTCTACACCAATACGAGCTTCGTTAGTGCCTCCCTGTTGTAGCTGTATGATCGCACGATTAGTAGGGACACTAGAATTGACATTGATAAATGCAATATCTGAACCATTAAAGGTAGCAGCAGGGGAACCTGAGATGCTAGTTACAATCAAGGCCGCTACCGAAGTACTAGGCGGTTGAATCGTGAGGGTAGTGCCCGCGCCTGTAGTAATCGTAATCGGCCCAGCCATAGACGTCGTAGTCGAGTCATATTTACTAGCGATAGCTATCGCTATATTACCGAACTCTACGTCATACGCAGCCCCGAAGATAGTCTTAGCTGGATTGGAAGTCGGCAGAGAGTCCTTCGGAGTGAAGAACGTTGTCTGAGAATAATTTGACATTATGCAGTTCGTCCAATTTTAACAGCAAGTTGTATCTGCTGTATAGAGAATAAGTTAGTCACGCTGGAGGTAATGCCGATCTGATAGTATTGGCCACGAGCGCGTGCATCATACTTCTGGATCGATAGAGTGAGGCCCCCGCCGTATTGAGATACGCCGTATTGGCCTAGTCCGTACTGCGCGGGAGCGCCTCCGGCACCAATCACAAATGTAGCAGTTAGCGGAGTAGCTCCGAAATCTGTATTCCAGTTAAGTGTAATAGGCGTCTGGCCGCCAGCAAAGACAATAACCTCAAAGCGCTTCAACATCTTAAGCTTCTGCGCTACCTGCGTGCCTAGGTTAAGCCAGCCAGAGAGGTACGTGAATATGTATGGACTTCCTTCATCTGTATTACCTGAATAGATACCTACTGTTCCAGGAGTGCGCGCTATATACGTCACGTTTGTGTGCGTAGTCATTAACGCTGTAGCAGTCATGATCCAACTTGTCATGATACCACATACATCCTGCACTTCGTCTTGATACTCTCGCCGGACGTCTAAGCACCATATAGTGTTTGAGCTTGGCAGGCTGAGATAGAATTGTCCTAGGAAGTTATTATAACTAGTCGTTATAGTCGCTGTCGTCTCTAATGAGACTTGCTGTAATAGATTATCTCTCACATACTTGGAGAGATTGGACATAGGGAAAGAGCGTCCATTCTGCAGATTAGAAATACTTTGTAGACCATTACGGCCTAGAAAGACTATATCCCCCTCCCCTATTGGCTGTATGCCCCACTGACTGAACGCTCCCACGGATGTAAGTACGTCGAAGACATATGCCTGTGTGGGATCAAGGCCGAGCATGCTCCCCCGCCCATCGGTAAAAAAGACAACGTGGTTGGTTCCAAATACGACGAGAGCGGCATTGAAGGCAACGATGGCAGTAACCTGGTCTGTACCTGCGGACCAGATGGTGTGCATGTCGATAATACCAGAACTGGCAGATCCCCAATCTGTTTCATTTAATAGTCCGCTGTATTGTATGGTTTGTCCGTCTGACTGGGTGGCCCAAACTCGTCCAAAAGCAGTGCATCCAACCCCGCCACTAGGCGCTGTACCTGCGCTTTCGACCACTGTCGCAAAGTTTCCAGTTCCTGTCCAGACAATGGGCTTCTGTCCAGCTTGAAATCCAATGACTTTGTTATTGAAATTGCCGAAGAACCATTGTCCGTTATTAGCATTCACTGCTCCCTGGATCTGAGAACTGAGAGGATTAGCAACATTATTTGAGATGCCGCCAGACCAGGATACAATATTCTGGAAACTGCTAGCACCTAGCGATGCCTCGAAAGCGGTCAGGATAGGCATAGCCGCCACACCCGCAGTGGTTGGGGTTCCAGTAACTGGTGTTGCCCAGGTTACAGCAGTAGAGCCTTGCGTGAAGGTAGCAACAACGACTTGCCCTGTACTGAATGTAAGATTATATGTTCCTGTGATAGGCGTCCATGCGGCAGTCAGTGTTCCGCCACTACCTGTAGGCGGAGCCGTAAAAGTCACCGACTTAGTGATAGGCGTGGTGGTCTGTGTAGTTACGCCGAACCTAGCAGACAAGCGACCAGAAGTATCAATGACTGCGTTACTTGCAGTCACGCAATAGCTAGGATCTAATAGCGATCCTGCCTGCACGGTGTTAATCCCGCGAAAACCAGGACTCACCAGATCCAGAGGCTGGAGTTGATAAGTCGGCTGAACTTTATCTAGCGAGAACATTACGCTACGATCATCTCAATACCACCGGACTCTTCATTGTCGCGGCTAATAGCGTCATCCAGTGCCGTGCGGAATCGCTCCTCAGTAAAGACCGTACTTGTGCCAAGTTCTTCGCCTCTTTCTTGTAGCGCGTACCAGATCGTCCCGTACTCAATTGGCTGCGTTGGTATCGTAATGAGCGTGTCAAGGCCCCCAGTTGTTCCTGCAACTGTTGGGTCGATTCTAGGGACAGGGGTGCAGAGGGTAAGCTGTATAACACGATTAGCGCTCGCTGGCGGATAGACAAGAAGATTCATCTGGTCTCCGCTCGTATTGTCCACGGCAAAGCCAGTCGAGTATTGAACGGGTGTTTGATTCAATACGGTATTGAAGTAGTAGATAGATGCTTTCGACATCTCCTCCAGAGGGAAGGGGATGCCGAATGTGGTCACATCGAAGCATAGTGCAACCTCTTTACCTACTCGCTTATCTTGCATTCTTACTGTACGAGAGCGAGTATTAGGAACGATCCCAGTCAAAGAATCTATAATCGCGGTAACGTTTATAGCTGCATTGATTGTAGGCGTGCCCGTCAGCGCAGTCTTAAGAGTGACAGTTGTTGATAGATTTGTGAACTGTCCCGTTATCACTTCACCGTCTGAGAAGACGATCTGATAGGGCCCTGTTGAGTTGATCCACGGAGTACTGAGAGTAGTGCTTATTCCAGTAGGCGGTATAGAGAAGACTATTGGATACGTCGGGAATATCGGTACAGGAATAGTCTGCAGAGGCGTAATTGCTAGATAATTGATATTGTATGTCTGCCATAGCGCTCTCCAGTTCCACGCATCCTCCACTTCCTCGCGGATCTGATTCAAGAAACTAGCAACCTGAAGCTGGTATGTATCAGTGATAGTAGTGTTCGTGGCAGGTATCTGCGGGGAGCCGATAGTCCCTAACACACTATTCATCATCTGTCGAAATGTCATTGCCATATTAAGGATTCGTGTAAGCAGTGCCGTTTAGGAAGACGCCCGTGGCGACGTTGATAGTGCCTGCGCCTTTAGAGGCGCCAGTGGGCGAGCCTACCGTAACTCCGCCATCGCTATGGATCTCAAAAGCTATTACCGTGCCCCCGTTCACAGATACAAGTATATTAGCGCTCTCAGAAACTACAGTAAGATCGCCCGCCGCTGACCCTGTAATACTCTCGTTAGCTTTGGAGGCTAATTGAATAAATGCTTTGCCAGTAGATCCTAGAAGGAAGCCTATTGCCGGGCCTACTGTACCGCTAACTCCAACGAGATCTATGGCATCTGAGGCTGCATTCGAGACGTTAATCTGAACTGCTGGAGATACGGCCCCTACAGGGGCGGCTACAACAATTCTACGATCTGGTCCTATCTGTAGCGAAGCACTAGCTCCAATTAGGAAGTTAATACCTGTCGGAGTAGTGCCAGCAGTAGACTGGAAATTAATAATTGTATTGGTAGTGCTTATCCGCAGTTCAGTCGCATTAGCGCCAGGATCTATAAGATCAACTCCAATACCACCAGAGCCCTGCTTCAGTAGTAAAGTCGCAACTGATGCTACACCATTAACAGTTAGTGCTACGCCGCTAGCTGGAGTAGGAATTATTACATTAGGAGCAAAACTTAGAACTACTGCGCCTGTCGTAGGAGAGGCAACTATCTCATTAGCCGTTCCTGTGACAGAAGTCACTATAGTAGTGACGGGTACTCCAGCAATTACTATACCATTACTAAAGACGTTTGAAGGAGCCGTGTCCCAGATGCCTGGAGTGTAACATACAAATTCTGCTGCAGTTCCAACTCCGGAAAGAGCGATGGGAGTTCCGGCAGTTGAACCTTGTATGGCATCAGCGGCTTGTGGCTGGACAATAATATTGTTAGCTGAGACAACTTTGACATAGTAAACAAGGCCCGGTTTAGACAGCGGTAAGGTTATCGTGATCACACCAGTTGCTGGCGCATTCGTGAAAGCCTTACCAGAATCCGTACCTGTGAGAGAAAAGTTAGCCGATAGCGTCTTAGAGCCTATAAAGGCTTGACCTAGAAGCGGATAACCATGTTGATTTGACATTAGAAAAGGAGGGGTGTAAGTCCCCCTCCCAATTACCTATTAAGCATCCAACAGGGTCGGGACGACATAGGCGAAGATAGACGCTGGACGGAGTCCCTGCGTACCATAGACCATATCGGCAGTGAACAGATCAGCAAGGAACTCTTGCTTGTACTGTTGCTGCGTCCGAATACCCATCTGCTCGACAAGGACCGCTGCATCGCGCTGGAACAGCAACGACACCGCGCCGCCTTGCACGCCGTTCGCGTTCAACACACCCGGAAGGTTGTTGGACACGTACACTTCAACAGCGTACACGTTACCAACGAGTCCATTGCGGATCGTGTTCGCAGGACCAGCCTCGCCCGTGAAGGCTTGCTGAGTGAACCGCGCCACGCCCAACAGGAGGGCCTTAGCAACCGGAGGAAGAACCAGGTAGCGACCCGCCATCGGGGCATCCACGCTGTCCAACTTGAAGATACCACGGCGAATGCCGAGGTCAGTCAAGTCAGTCGCGTTACCAGCACCAGCGCTATTCCACGCCGTCTGGCCGTCACCAATGAACGCATTCCAGGTGGAAGCACTCGTGATGTTACCAGTCGTAGGATCTTCAACCGCAGTACCGCCCAACTGCGCAGAAGCCGCAAGCTGGAAGAAAATATCGCGGTCTACGCGCTTAGCAATCGCATAACCCGCATCGTCAGTATAGAACCGACGGAGGCTGGGGAGCGCCTGGATGTCCACGATATCCTCAATTAAGCGCGAGTATTCCTTGTGCTTGTTGATCAGAATCGTGATACCACCAGTGCTGGAGGCATCGACGAACGGCTGCAAAGTGACCACGTTCTGGGCAACTTTGTTGTTCGCCACACCGCGCGCAGGAGTCGGGATACGGATAGTATCGCCTTTCTTACCGCGATGATTCAATTTACGGATAAGGTTCGCGAGGACAAGATTGCTCTTGTAGACCGCAACTACCTCATCAGACCAAAGTACTGGGACAAACCCAGCGGCTCGGACGTCATTAGGACTACCAGGGCCACCGAATAGGCTAGTACTAATGTCATTTGTTAAAACAAGTGATGTAGCCATTAGACTCTTCTATAAGTGATTATTATGCCTAACAGCTACCTAGATTTACTTATATCTACCTTCGGCAATAGCCTTGAGCAATTCATTCTGAAATGCCGGGCTATCATACTTATCCGGGTCAGATATACGGAGTGCTTGCGCATCCCGTCTATAGATCACTTTGCCTGTAGGCTTCGTATCCTCACCAGCGGTAGTCGATCGTTCAAGTCCTACTTGCCGAGCAGCGTCCAGATTTGTACTCTGAGCGGTGGCTTTATTCAGTAGAGGCTTATAGACCTTATACTCGCTGAGAAGAGCATCTGCCGCAGCCAGATCCTCAGCAGCAGCACGAGCGGCCAGGTTCTGTCGATAGGGCGTTTGTCGCGCCCAGTTAACAAACTCTGGATCATTCGTCTCTTGCTGCCAGTCCGGATGCCTACTAACGAACTGCTGTTGAGCCATCTGCGCTTCTTGTCGCGCAAGCCGGTCTTTCAGTTCCTTAGTGGTAGTCGATTCTCGTGCTTCTAGATAACTATTAAGGGCTTCAGTTGGATTTTGGAGCAAGTCCGCTGCAGTGATCTCTTTCGCCTCGGGGAGACGTTGGACATTCTGCGCGCCGCTTGATCGTAAATCTTGTTCCCGTTTCTGCTGAAGTAGCTGATCCACGCTCTGTCGAGTATGGCCCAAGTCGTTCGCGAGTCTGCCGCTATGTGCCTCAAGATTCATATACGCTTTAATGATCTCTTCCTGTGACTTCCCCTTGAACTTATCGGGAATCTGGAAGGTCGATTGCGTGGTCTGAGTCGTCTGAGTCTGCTGCTGCTTACTCTCGGTTATCAACTCTGCTGCCGTCGTCAACGCTGCGTTAGGATTACCAGCGATTTCCTCTGTCGGGTCAATAATGGTGTTAGCCATGATACTCCTAATACCGCCAATTGGTTATGGTATTAATATTTGTGGTTTAAAGGTCGAATCAATCAGATCCAGGAGCTTTGCCGTAGTCGCCGTGCTCCTTGAACGTCTTTTCTTCGATTATCTTTCGCTGCTGGTGTAGTCTGTCGAAGTGTGCGATGCTCTCAGGGGAGGCCCCTGCGGTAAGAGCAATGGCGCTTCGATCTATTCTAACTGCCGACAGTATACGTCGTGCGGGTGCCGAACACTGAGGACAGGGAATATGCGTCATCGCACTATCCGTGAATTCCTCAAAGATCCGATCGCAGTCAGTGCAGTGGAAGTCGAGATGGCGTAACATTATTCGTTCTCCGCCTCGTCTTCCGCTAGTGCTTTAGCTTGCGCTGCGCGCACAAGCTCTAAAAACTGATTCTCTATTCCTGCCTCTAGATTAACGATTTCCTGATAGGAGGCTCGCTGCCCTCGGCAGTACTGGATCTGGTCCCAGGTCTTAGATTGAAGTTCACGTCCCTCGACGGCTTTAACCTGTGCCTCAGCCCAGGCAACTGTCTGTTGCCAATCTTCTGATTCAAACTTACGACGGTAAGCATTGTAGATCTGCTTAGCTCCGTCATCTAGGAAGAGAATATCTTCCTGACTCAACTGTTCCACATTACTCTCCAGTAGTGGTTATTTAGCGGCAACTTTCCCTTTATTCTTAGCCGATATAAGCGCCGCATGAGCCAACATCGCCTTAATTGGCAGTTCTGCAGCAGCGATTTGATTCTGCTCAGCAAACTGCTGTCCTTCCTGTTTCTTAATCTGCAGGGCTTCCCACTGCTGATGAAGCTTGGCCACATTCGCAGTAGCGTCGTGGGCCGTCTCTTCCGCCTGTCCGAGCAATCTCTTGATCTCCGCCACAAGTTTCTGGTTCTGCAAAGTCTTTTCTTGCAGTAATAGATGCTGCATCTCAGTCTGCAATTGCTGCTGCTGGGCAGCTTGCTGTTGCGCCTGTTGCTGCTGCTGTGGGGACGGATGCGTTACAGCCTGAATAGCGGCCATAATCTCAGTCTTGTTCTGCAGGCTAGTGCTATCCACAATGCCCTCTATCAACATCAATTGGACGGCATGGAACTCCTGCGGCATCATCCCAATAAGCTGTGTCATCTGCGCAGCTTCCACTTCACGGGCTACTATGCCCATCGTGGTCTTAATCTTTAATTCATAGTCTGCTGGATAGCGCACTGGATCGAACTGCATATATCGCCACTTGACCTTGTTCAGGAGAGGCGATAGGAAGTTACGATCTATGTTATTGATGCTTCGTTTGGCACGCTTGACAAACGCACCCATGAGCATCGAGTTGGCGCCTGCAGAGTTCGCGCCACTTTGACTCTGGTTCTTCAAAGCTGAAGCTGTATCGAAGGCGCCAGTGCCCATTTGCACCATACGCTCCATTTCCTGCGTCTGCTCGAAGGTTAGCGTTGAATAGTCGCCAATCTTGACTGGAACCAGCACTTCTGCCGGGGGGCCTTGAGTTGTCCACACTTTACCCGGTTTGACTTCAAATCTGAAGCCTTTAGGCATTCTACCCGCATCAATAGCCAGCATAGGCGCATTGATGAACCCCAGCGCGTCTACGCGCGCCCTCAATTCACTATCCAAAGCCTTCTGGGGATTGTAGCCTTTCTCGGCTACGCCCCGTCCCCAGAACCGTCCGGGGACTTTTTCAAATTGGGCCGCTACTATAGAGCGATCCTTCATCACGAACGGATTCAGCATTGCCCGGAGCAATGTGCCCGTATTCGCGACTGTTACAATAGCCTCAACCAAAGGACCATCGCCATTCTGTAGACGCGCGGCCATACGAGTGTCAGACTCTAGCTGAGTTTCTGCTTCTGTCTTTACTTCTTTAACAGCAGTAATAAGATGTAGAGGAACCTTTCCATGATACTCTATGATGTCCACTTGTGAAGATTCATAAGTAGTGTTGACAGACATGGGATCATCCTGGTCCACATCTGAGTTCTTAATTCGGCGAGAAGCCGACAACTGAGTAAGTGCATCTTTACGATATACTCCTTGCTCAATTCGTTCTAGAACATAGTGCATCGTACGCTGGATGCGCTGAGCGCACCCGAGCATATCCTGAATCGTCTGTCCGACAGGATCTGGGATGAATTGGTCGGGACGTACACTCTCGATAGTAACGAATACACGCTGCGAACCCCCTACCTTCAATTCAAAGGTAGATTTGTCTCTATGCGGTTTCTTATCTTCGCCAACGAAGACATTAACCTTAGCGATCATGGTACCGAATATGGCGCCATTCATGATGGCTTCGATGATCTGATCTCGTGCATTCACCTTATCTAGATCATCAATCAACTGATCTCGTAGTTGGATAGCGAGCTTATCTACAATATCATCAGCTACGTCGAACCATTCTTCCTTGGAGAAGATCGCCTCTTCCAACTCCGAAACAGTCATTTCGATCGCTTGAGATAATGCAGGGGCGACGAGTCTCGAACGTTCCGATAGACGATTCATGTCTACTTCGTTCCACTTTCCCCGCCACATCCTCCAATACTCGCCCCAGAGCCGTTGATAGCCACGATTCCGGACATCTTCCCATACATTCACCTTTCCTACGATCCAGCCAACCAATTCCTGGGCAGGCTGCATCTGTCGAGTACCATACTTTGCAGCCTCTTCCGCCGCAGACTCTGGCGTCTCTACGATAATTGATTGCCCACGAGTGGGCGTTTCATTACTCATTAATGCACACTATCCGCATAGATCATGTCTTCTCTAGACCCATATTCGTAGGTATCAAGGCTAGGATCAACGAAATTAGCCATTGCCATCTGGTCCACATAGGCCAGAGCATCAATTCCGTCGTCATGTGCCAACGGATCAGGAAAATCAGCCACCTGTTGCAGAAACCAGTCATTCCATTTACGTTCCTGGTCAACGTCAGAGCAAAGTCTTACTTTATGCCGCTCTGCTCGTCCTTGTAGCGCCCACTTGATACGATCCTGCTTCTTCGTACCACCGTGAGTAAGAGGTTCGGGAGTGACATAGCGATTATATGTTCGCATGTACTCTTCAAGATAAGGTCCGCAAGCGTTAAGCAGCGCTCCAGCCTCAATTCCAAGGCGACATCCAGGATGGTTACGTACTTCCCAAACAATCTGAGCGCACGTATCCTTAACATCCCAATGCCCGTGGAGGATCTTCAGGACAGTCCAAACATCCTCCTGTACCAATGTGATACAGATCACTGTCTCGTCGGTATCCAGCTTCTTACTGCCCTGCTGAGTCTTGAACCCGGCAAGGTCTACAGTAATGAAGATGCTACCCGCTCCAGGATCGACTCCCTGGACCACCGGGAACCATTGTGGACGTAATACAGCCCCACCACCCGAGATGAAGGAAGCGTTCAATTCCTGCTGGATGATCTCCATCGGGCGATTGCCCGCCTGCATCATCCGCTTGAGTTCTTTCACCTTCAGGAAGGGATTGTCTGTTGAGGCGAAGTGGAACGCCTCCCAGTCCTCCCAATCTGATTCTCCAGTCTTGGGATTGATTGGGTGCTGCAGAGCCCCCATAAACATCTTGTAGAAGTGATTCTTGCCCTTGGGTGTTCCAATGAATAGAGCTTGTGCTTCCACGTCCATCAAAGCAGGCTCTATGATCTCGTACCATACTTCTGGCTTCATGTCAGCGTATTCATCCATTACGATGAATGCGGGGCTAATACCACGTAAAGAGTCAGGATTGTCTGCACCACGTATATAAATACGATGGCCGTTAACAAGCTCAATCCAGCCATCATTAGTATTTTCATTGGCGATATATCCGCCAGAAGCAACAAACCCCAACATCTGCCTCAGCTTGGGCCATATGATGCGCCTAGCCTGCTCAAAGGTCGGGGCTACGTAGTAGACCGGATGTTCCTGGGTAATCTTGTACCCACGGTAATTAACTTCTTCAAATGCGGCGATAGAGAGGATTGCGGCCGCTAAATGAGACTTACCAAATCTGCGTCCTGCTGCCACCACCTTAAAGCGAGCAGTCGAATTATATATCGCCTGCTGCCCTGGATGCAGCGCTATAGACAGGACGCGCTCAGCCATTACTGATACTTATTCATCGCGTCCGTGGATTGAGCATCTCTACCAGCATTGCTAGCAGTATCAGCATCACCAGACATACGATCAGCAGTCTCCATAGGAGTTTCAACACTTGGACCATCATCGGTGTCTACGCGATGACGCATTTGTCCGCCTTCATTGTCCACATCAATTACAGTCCCTTTACGAGGACCGGAACCGATGGTGATTTGACGGCCAGGCATTAGGTCACCAGGTTATTCGGGAAACGTGTCGCAACTATACGATACGTGCCGCTTACCGGAGTGATTGATCCGCCCGTAGCATTCTGGAAATACACTTCCACTGTGCCGGGGGTTGCAGTAGGATATGCAGACACAGACAACCCATTGGTCGCTGCGCTGGCGGGCGGGAAGATTTCTATCTGGTCGCCTAATTGAACAGTAGCAGGAGATGCGCTGCCTGCAGCACCTAGAGTAAAAGCTGCACTCACAGCCACAGTCGTGTTATTGCCAACAGCGCCGGGGGAGACAACAGAGAAACTCATTTCGTTAAGAGGATTCATCTCCTCTTGAAGTCTTTGCTGAAACATTTAAACGCTCCCTTTGGGGCGGTCAGTCGATTGATTATTGCCTTCGCCTGACTCACCCTGGAAATCTGGAACCATCCGGACATTCACAGCAGAGAGAGGCTTCATATCGGCAATATTGCCGTCTTCGGCAGTATACGGGGGCGCCCACTGTTCTTTGCGACCAGTGGAATCACCCATTTTGGGGCTAATTGCTTCCATTTTCTTTGATTTCCTGAAATTGTACGTCTATTGGTTGATTAGTCTTAGCGAAAGTAGCGTTTTCTATACGAATTGTGATGCCTCTAGACTCGTGACCCTTATCATCTGAGTCTTCTGCATCTGTAGCAGAACTTATGAACTTGTCGAGAATAAGTCTAGCTGCTTTGGTGTCTCCATCGAGAGCCAAGGCAGCCATTTTATCAATGATACGCTTAAGTTTGTCGGCTGACATGCCTTCGCGTACGGCAATTTCAAGCTTTCTCTTAGCCGAGACAAGCTTGTTCCTAGTTCCAGGGGGACGTCCGGCAGGATTGCCGGACACCCCCTCAAGGAATTTTCCACCTTCATCTCGAACTGCTACTTCGCTCAAGATTGCTCTTAGAACAGATCGTAGGTCACGTCAGTCTGCGCGATGCCGTTAGCAACGCCAGTCGTGAACGTACCGCTAAACGCAATCGGGCTAACGCCGGTCGATTGCTGCACAGTGATCGTACCAGTGCCCTGCACAGTCGCAGCCGGGGTGATAACCAGGTTACCCAGAACCAGCGTACCGCTGGAGATCACAGGAGCAAGCTGATTCTTCGTGGTGGGCGATAAGAAGGCCGGGACGCCGGTCATAACCGAGGTCGTACCAGCAGTGCTGTTCGTCGCACCAGCAGGAAAGCTCAGAGTCGCTTTGCCGTCGCCACCAACTTTGTAGCGAACCGTCACGTTCGTGCCTGCGCCACCATTAGTGATCACACCAACGAAGGTACCAGACTGCACGTCGTTCTCAGGCAGAGTCTGCGAGGGAACGCTGGTCCAGGTCGGAGCAGAACTATTCCAAGCAGTCGTGGCCGAGACAACAGTTTTCGTGCCAGCAATGAAATTCACATGGCGACCGCCGTTGGCCGAAGCCAGGACTAGATCGCGCGTGAGGTTAGTAGCCGAAGTAAGCGTACCAACGCCCGTTTCGGTGTTCACACCGTCCGAGATCTGATAGCCAACGCCGGAAATAGGATAAGCAATCGTGCCATTCAGGGTGAAGGCCGTCGCAAACGTAGTAGCCGGGACACCATTGATGGTAATCGCTTGGGCAGTGCCCGAAAGCGTGACCGCGCCCGTACCAGTCGTGGTCGTAGTATCTGCAGCAGCAACTGCAACAATCGTCATGATAATAGTCCTTAGATTGACTTACCGCTAGCCCAGAATGCAATCTGGCCTGCGATAAGTGTTGAGTAAACAGCAGAGGCTTCCTTGATCAATTTAGCCTCATCTGTGGTAAGTTCAACTTCAGCTCCTGCGAGCTTCAGTTTAATCCAGAGTTCAAAACGTTCAAACTTGGATTTGGCGTTATCCGCCGTGTCTGTCAGAAGGGCTTTGCTAAGTACTTTCTTGAAACTAGCCACTTCGCCAGTTTCATCAGTAACCGCATTACCCACATCATCCACCAACTGGTGGAGTAAATTAAAAGCCATTGTTCCTCTCCAGGAGTGTTAGTAAAGACCAGTGATACAGAGACTGCCTGTAGTCGAGACTGCATCAAAGATCGCTGAAATTTGTGTAGCGCCCGCCGGGGGCCAGATATCCATAGAGACGCCAGGGCCTACAAGCCACTCATTAGCCCCGCCCGGCGTGGCGGGACCAGAGCCGAAGCCAAACCAAATCTGCCCAGAAGCAGTTATGCGGTAAGCAGCGTAGGTATTACCTGCAGAGTCTGTAGGCAGAGTAACCGTAGCACTCGCCGTAGGGGTTATAATAGACGCAGAAGCCCCCAGAGCGACCGGAGCGACTGCTTCGGCCCCATTCACCTGGTAAGGGGCTCTGCCGCGCAGGGAGCCTGCTGTGATCGCCATTACAGTGTACCGCCGATCTTAGGAGCCTTCATAACTCCATGAACTGAAGGCATCCCCACATTGTTCTGGGCATGGATCATATGTGGAAGGGCCTGGGTAGCCTGGAAGTGGTTAACCGGAGCATTATTACTGCGGACATTCACTTGCGGTTGATGACCAGGGATCGGCAGAGGTTTAAACGCTGCATCAGCCAGGGGGGTTCCGCCCCCCATGCCACCAGCTACGCTGGAGCCAGTCATGCCTGATGCCTCAGTGGGCGTATATGCTTTCATTTGTATTTATTCTCGATGCGTTTAGCAGGGTGTTCCCACATACCGACCTTCTTATCAGCGGTATGGAATTCTTGCCCTACAGATTGTGGGATATACTTACCTGGAGGCTCCCAGCCATGAGCGACTGCAGCCATCAGGTGAGCTTCTTTCTTAGATTCAGAGGGCACTATTTATGCCCTATGTCCGGGTATTTCCTATGGACAGCAGCGCTGATACGCGCCTCAACCGGCTTACCAGAAGCTCTCGCCAGGGCGTTCCTAGCGTGGTTCTTATCCTCAATAGGATAACTGCGATCCGGACCTGCAAATTCGCCTGCAGGGAGCGCATTCCGCTCTTTTGCATGTAACTTGCTCACATTACCTCCGGATAACGGGATCTATCATAATCCCGCCTTGCTCTGCCTGTCCGCCCGTCCAGGGGGTCAATCCAGAGGATTCATCAGATCCGAACTCTTCATCACTGTGATGCATGTGCGGAAGGTCTCCGCCCTTAGGAGCCTTGTTGTAGCCTCCGTTATCGTCGTAATCGCCGTCCATCAAGGTATACCCGGTAGGGTAGCACTGCCCGGACAGGAGACGGCTCTCAGCGACTTTAGGGACGTTAAACGTGTAGTCCATATAGTCATCGTTGTCCTGCCAGCCAGACATGGCCCCAGCTTTCCAGTCCTCTGTAGAGAATGGCAGACTGCCTGAGATGTTCGGGTCATTGCCGGCGTCGAATAGCGGACCTACATCCAGAGGGCCAGAGCTTCCGCCGTTATCATCGGCGTCGCGGTATTGCACGGCTTCCGTGCCTGCGACCGACTTCGTCTCTGTGGAGTGATTGGCGGGAACGCCAGTCACGGCTCCGCCCATACCCTTCGGGTACTGGAACAGAGGGTGAGGGCGGGTATCGGCTTCGCCCTTGGCAGGATACTTATTAATAGGTAAGGACATGTATAAGACCTCTTAGAGGTATACTCTTCGCTTCGCCGGAACATGTAGGCGAAGCGGGATGGGTGTTAGGCGACAGGCTCCAAGGACTGGAGCCGTTAGTGGATATAGGCCGCACCAAGCGGCCAAAGGCGATAGAGGGTAGGAAGGCCCTTAGGGGCCTAAAACTGATAACCTGTTAAATGATTCGCTATTCGCGAATCGCAGACATAGTTATAGCTTTCTTAAAGATCTTAACTTTGCCATCCCTTGTGGGGATGGCTATCTTACTCGGAGGATCTAGTATAGATCCGGAGAGGAAGAAGTTAAGATCATCTTACTCCCCTCCGTAGGTTCCCCTCAAATTGCTGGCAAAGTATACAAACACAGAATCCAAACTTCAACAGCGCTATCGCCGTAACCTGTTGATTATTAGGCGAAAATATATTTCGTGTTTTGTTAAGGTTCTGATATATCAGACACGTAAGTCATTGATTGTTGTTTTGTCTTGACACTTCTTAACATTCTAAGTCATTGATTTTATTATGTAGGAATTATCTTACACAGATTCGTAACCCATTGATTTCCTTAGATTCCTCTTTTTGCCGTTTGGTGAGCTGATAAGGTAACGGCCACGCCCAGGAATGCTTAAAAGGGGGTACCCCTACCTTATGGTATATCCCATTATGTTCAATTGGATTATGTTCAAATAGATTATGACATTGAATGCGCGTTCAATCAATGACAGATTGTTGCATCAACGTTCAACATGTTGACAGTGTGTCAATGACTAGACAACCATCCACCTACGACAGGGACGGGGGGAGCTACTAGGGTAGCGGGTAGGGTATCGATCGCCTATCCTGGGGCATATACGGAGGAGTAATATGTTATGTGACGCGACGTGTCACATATGAGCAGTCTTGGGCGCATTGTGACACAATTTGTCATTTACATAATTGTATCATTTGATCTAAGTCATTGATATCATTGACAATCGTATATTGGCATGCTACCTGCATATCTATTACTAGGTTCATATCAAATAGGAGTAAGGCAAATGGAGATTACAGTTAGAGTTAAGAATGTGTATGGCAAAGAGTTAGTGTACGTAGTAGATGCTATTCAACGTGCCAATCTAAGCACGCTGACAGGCTCTAAGACGCTGACTAGCGCACACATAGCCTGCCTCAAGGGGTTGGGCTTCACGTTCACAGATACCTCCGGTATCGTCGTCATAGAACACAGACAAGCATACATGTTCACATTCTTTGGTAAATGGTACAGACTGAACGGCTACATGGGACGTCATACGTACCAGGGACAGCTAGCGAATAGTTGATTCTGTGACACAGTTCCTATACTGTGCCATGGAATACGCTAATCTGGTATCAAGATCTAACACGGAGACTAAATCATGACACGCGAAGAATGGCTGAATATGGCAAGCGCCTACGCTATCCGCCATATCGAATCATCTGCTAAGGTCTCGCTACAGACTGCTGTGCGCTTTAGCTGTGGCTTCCCTGGTGGACGGGGAGCAGGTAATAAGACGATTGGACAGTGTTGGCCGACTGAATTGTCCGCTGATCAGACTGCTGAGATATTCATTAGCCCCGTCCTGTCAGACGGATTACAGGTACTTGCAGTCATGGTGCATGAGCTAGTGCATGCGATTGTAGGCTGTCAGCGTGGTCACAAAGCCCCGTTTGCTAAGGTAGCTAAAGCATCAGGGCTAGAGGGTAAAATGACTAGCACTGTCGCTAGTATGGGACTACTGGTGACTATGGGTGGATGGCTGGAAGCGCTTGGCGCGTATCCTCATGCGGCTCTTAGCACAGCAGGCCGTAAGAAACAGTCTACGCGGCTGCTTAAGGCATATTGCGCGCATACAGGCGCAGCCGACGATAAACCCTACACAGTACGTATCACGCAGAAATGGGTTACGGAATTGGGCGCGCCGCTTTGTCCGTGTCACAATAGGTCCATGCATGTAGATGGGCAGGACAGCGAAGAGGGGGACGAATAATGGAGATTCTCGCCATCATTGTGATAGTATGGTGCTTAGGTGGGGGCTTAATAGTTCTCAAGGTACTGGAGTAGCGTACATGACCAATATGACCGCGTTTAAACTTGCAGCTATCCTGATAGTGGAAGCGCTAGGTATAGCGCACTGTACCAGCGCTAAGGCTGCGGAATATGCTAGCGCTGAAGCTGCTGCAAAAGCAGGCATCGCAGAATGTATAGCACAGTCTATTGTGCTGGAATACGCTGGGGCTGTGTATACGCTCAATGGAGCGTACTTCTATACGGCTCCAGTCACATCTGGTAGTGATAGGGAAGTAACGGAGTATAAACTGCGTATCCCCGGCAATGCTAAACTAGTAGCGCTGTTTCATACGCATCCTAAGAGTCTCACTAACGATACATCTGACAGTGTATCTGAACAGGACAAGGACACTGCCAAAAAAATGCATTTACAATCTTTTATCGGTGTGATAAAGTCGCGGCAAGTCTTGATTTATACCCCGAGGACAATGTAATGCCATACCGAACAATCCAAAATCAGCAGCAGCTAGATGCGCTGCTGGCTGCCTATCCGTCGGCGCGGAGTAGATCGGTCTGGCGTGTTGGGCATGTCGCGTTTTGGAGTAGTGAAGCGGCTACGCTTATTGACTCCATTAGCCATACTGGCAAGGCTGCGCGCCGAGCGCTTGAGCGCTGGTGGACAGTAGATGAGGCGCCACTACCATGATACACGGACGTATAAAAGTACAGGTATGGGCAGACACTTTTAAGCGCTGGAAGACTGTCTACGCTAAGTCTATAGACGCGGCGGACGATTTCTGCCTGCAAATGCGCATCTATGGCTTTCGTTGTCGAGTGATCCTCAAATGACAGCCACAGTCATATCATTAACAGCGTTTAAACTCGCTAGGCTGTCTGAGTCAGAGACCCGCGAGCATGTGTTGCGATCCTATAGGGATCACATTACAGATTGGTGCGGACATGACCTTGCCTGCCAGATTGTCAGCCTGAATACTGGCATATCTGAGCGTATTGTGCGTAACATCATCGACGCGGCTGCGCCGCTATTTGGGGACAGAGCATGACCGCAGCACTCGAACGATTTAAACAGCTATTGACAGAATTGACTCCAGAGGATAGACTCTCGAACCAGCAATGGCTCAGCAGACAGGCACATTATCGCGCTGCAGACATCCAGGCCCGCGAACGCGCTAGACTGCTAGCAGGGATTTACATTTACCGGGCGCGCAATGCCCCATACATTATTTAGGAAAAGACATGCCAGCACTAATTAGTACTCCGCAGACGGTTGGCGGTATAACATATAATACAGCGCATTTCCATCCCCTAAACGATGGGATCGAGGATGGAGATTGTTGTATTACCGCAATGGTACAGGCAGCTAAAGAGGGGCGCGCCTCATATACAGGCGAGGATGCCTGCGTCAAAGCGCGCCTAGCGGTCATACAGCGACTGCATATGATAAATTATCTATCATTGCCCCCTATTATTAGGACGTATCTATTCAAAGGTACAGGCATATCGCGCGAGCCAAGCTCGCCAAATCACTACAGTATAGCCATAAGCGGTACAGCTTATAGCGACGATACAGGGACAAGCCATCATGTACGCATTGCTGTGGCTTATCTTATAGATCATAATTACAGCGGGCCAAGACCGCGCGAACCAGAATATTTAAACAATTATTTTTACCCTGCCCTGCAGGCAGCAGATGCTGCATGGGCGCGCATGCAAACATCGTTTGTATGTATTGAGTGCGAGGATTCTATAACCCCTCCGCATAGTGGTAGCGTATATTTGCGTAGAGGGCAGTTAGATAATAATACCCCCCCTAATATGTGCGCGGGGTGTTTCGCTTCTCAGTATGTCTACAGTAATGTGCAAGGTATGTACATAGTCCGCGACGACGCTATAGAAGTAAGTGCCGTAGGCTGGGTAACTGAGGAATACGCTAGCGAAAACTTCTATATGCAGGAGGACGGCTATTATTCAGCTGAACAGCCTTCTAGCCGTAGGCTAATGGAATACTCCGCAGATCCATTCCATACCTTTGCATGGGACACGCGCAATAAGCCGAATGCTTTGGTGTTTGGCGTTGAGTTAGAAATGGAGCATATAAACCCCTCAGGAGCCAATCAGCAAGCGCTGGTGACGGCGCTCGGCGGCAGCAGAGGAAAGAACTTCATTCTTAAGAGCGATAGCAGTTTAAACTACGGAGTAGAATTGGTCACTATGCCCTTCACGCTGGCACAGCACCTAGACGGCTCCGGAGTAGATTGGAAAGCTGTACTTGATAGCGTCAAGGATATAGGCCGCAGCGGGGTCGCAACTAGCAGTTGCGGTATTCATATACATATCAATAAAAAGGCGCTGAGTGCTCTTACCATAGGCAAGATGCTGGTATTCTTGAATGATCCAGGATTAGCGCCTCTTATCACTACGATAGCGCAACGTCCCTCAAGTCACTATTGCACGCGAAGCGCGAAGAAAATGACAGACGGGTCGCGCTCCAGCGAAAGCCGGTACGACATTATGAATGTCTCTGTTAGACATCCTACTTGCGAACTACGCATGTTCCGTGGCAATCTGACTGTTGAACGGATGTACAAGAATCTAGAATTCTGTCATGCGTTGGTGCAGTATTGCAGGCAGTCAAGTATGCGCACTCTGACAGACTGGGGAGCATTCTCCCAGTGGATGATTAAAAATCGGGGAACGTATCCTAATCTGGTACGATTCCTGATCGACCAAAAGACCGTAGGATTTAGGCAGCTAGCACGCGATAGTCGCGACGGCCAAGTAACCATTCGTGACAAATAAGAGAGTTTAAACATGTGCTTAATTGCTTATAGTCCTCAAGGGACGATGATAGATCGCTCGATTCTGGCGTATGCTCATAACCAGAATCCGGACGGCATAGGTATTATGTCCAAGGCTGGGATACAAAAGTTCCTAGGGCATAAAGCGCTTAAGCGCGCTAGAAGGTATATGGAAGCCTATATAGCTCCGGAAAAGATTCCCTATGCTATACACTTTCGTTGGGCTACACACGGCGAAGTAGGTGTAGCTAACACACACCCTTATGTGTCTCCAGAGAAAACACATGCTGTAATGCATAATGGTGTTATAAGCCTCACTACTGCTGAAAGCAGTAAAGCGGAGTCTGACACTGCTGTATTCGTTCGTAAGTACATGGACAGCATTCAGCCTTATGATGATGCTGCTTACTGGCGCGGTATTGAAACTAAAATTACATGGGGCAGCAAGCTTTGCATTATGAACTTTGAGGGAGCGTTTAAGCTTTGTAATGAGAATGCGGGCGAATGGATAAACGGGATATGGTTCAGCAACACTTATAGTTTGCCTGCGCATGCTGTCCCTCGCAGGGAGTATGTGTATCAAGATACATGGTATAGGGGTACACGTAGCAGCCCTACTACTGGATACGTCAACACGTACAGTAAGGATATATGGGACTATGAAACGAACAGTTTCCAGCCTAATCCTAACTATGTTCCTTATATCCCTAAGGAAATATGGGACAAGACGGAAGGTAAAATGGTTCCTAATCCGGAGTATAAAGCTGCGGACGACGCGTCTGTAGTTTGTATGGGCAATAAGGATTTCCCTAACAAGGATCACAAGCCGGTCAACCTGATTGAATGGCGCGCGCGGAAGGCCGCAGCCGAGCATGGTGTATGGTCTGGCGAGGATCGCCGCAGCTACTACGAAAGCCTAGAAGCCGGTCTTACGCCCCAAGAGGCGGAGTATTACGACATCGGCACTGTCGCAGCTAGGGCCGCGGAAGCGGAGCTAGAGCGCGCGATCGAGGAAGATATTCCCACAATGAAAGACGTAGCGCCTATAGGGGGAGACTTCCCCGAGGAGCAAACAGCCGAGGAGCGGCAAGACTGGAAAACATATCTTTCCGAAGTAGCAGCAGGGATACATAACTCATGAAGTTTAAACAGTACATGGATTATGTCTCTAAGCATGTCCCTCCTAAGAGTGACAAGCCTAGCGATATTGTGCAGAGTCTTACATGTCTTATTGCTACTCGCCTTAGCGCCTCTAATAAGCTGCCTATAGCTTGTGGCAAAGGTAAAGACTTAGACATGGACATAGTCCAAGCGGGACTAGTAGCCGGCCTTGCTAAGGCGCCTAGGCATGATGCCTCAAAGGGCACACTGCAGCAGTTTCTATACTCTGATATTGCTGGTGCTATGCTTAACTATGCCTGGGAACGAGAGAATAGAGTCAGCGATAGCCGTCCTAGAGATTGGCCCGAGGTTATGGGTAGCGACTACGGAAGCACGGACAATGACGAGATGCCTAGACAGTTAGTGGACGACCAAAACGCAGAGAGTGCCATGATAGCCGAGGAAGACCGCGAAACCGCCAGGGAAGCTATTAGCGCGGCGATCGATAACATGTCCGCCGAGGACATCGACATGCTTATGCGAGACGCTAAGATCGGCTATAATGCGGCCCTACGCCAAGCGTGGGCAGCAGAGATAGGCGTCACAATCGGAGCGCTGTCAATGAAACTCAGCAGGCTCCGCCGACGTGCCCGAGAATGGGCATTGACAGTACAGTGATTTTATGCCAGACTTCAGCGCAATTCAGGAGTATTATAGAATGTCCGTGTCCCAGAAACCCCGCAGAACTTATGTTAGTCCTCTGCGAAAAGAGCTAGATATCGCTAAGGCGCGTCTTAATGTTCTGGAGACTGCTTGTCTCCATTGGTATGTGCCAGTCAAGAACCTTGATAGCCCTTGCAAGCAGTGCGGCCTAGCGCTTGGTGACAGCATCCATAAGGATAGGAGCGTTTAAACATGCCTCTGCTGAATTTCAGATTCCCCCCCGCGAGAAACTCCGTTACACGTTGATATGTTTAAACATCCAGACTTTTTTCGTTATAATTCCAGGAATGGGGTAGTATACTTTGCCAACACTCCAGGGGTTAAACTAGCAGAGTGTATAAAGAAGCTAGTAAGGCGATACCTTAAGGTTCAAGGACGCAGAATCCCTATCTCCTAGCAATGGGGGGTAGGGGGGCTGTTGTCCTTAGGTTCAAGCTATAGGCGCGTACCGCCAGAGTACGCGCGGAGTGTAGATATATGCCACAGATAACCATTACAGAGCAAGCGCAGCTAGATAGGGGCTTAGCTTCTCGGTTTCAGCACGAGTTTCGACTCGCTGGAATGTGGACTATCGGCACGACTCGCAACGTGCATGATGAAGCATACCGCGTTATTATGGGACTACGTCCTGATGACCCGCTCCCGCCAAAAAAGAAACCTCCGCTTAAGAGGTGGTGGACCGTGGACGAAGCTAATCTACCAGGTTAAGATTGGCAGATCGTGGTAGAATAACTTGCGATGTATAACAATAAACACGAGTTATTCGAGGAACTTGAGGCATTTGATATTAAATGGCAGATGCATTTTGCAACGATTGCGAAAGCGGCCCAAGCAGCTAAGGTACTGCCGCTGTATGCAGACTGGTTAAAGTCTGAGGACGGTGTTAGATACTCTCGCCAGATGCACGGAGTACCAGATAGGGCAGCCCAAGAGGCTGCGGAGCGGCAGATGTGGGATAGGATGCAGACTGTGCTCGTAGATGCATTTGTTGACAGTTTTGAAAGTATCGCGGATAAAGCAGTTGACAAATATGATTCGATTTGATACACTGTATTCGCGATGAGGAATAGCCCCGCTAAGCGGGGACACCGCTAAGTCTAGGCGGGGCTAACGATAGACACATGTGTTGATAGTTTAAACCAATTGGAGAGATAAATGGCTAAAGCTTCTACTGCCACCACGGCTAAGACGATTGTAAAGTTGACGATGGGACCGAAAGAGGCGCAATCGCTGCGTAATCTGTTGGCCCGAGTCAAGAAGGGCGGGACGTCCTCGGACATCCTGAATCTCAAGAGCATCCGTGCGGCCCTTGCTTCACAGGGTTTCCATCGCGATAACGCGAACAGCGACTTGTCGGGTGTCGTTTACGGCTAATGCCTCCGGGGGAGACTGACATCCCCCATTTTTTCGATTTGCCGCCAAACGATGCATGCCTCTCAAGCGCGGCAAAAGATGACTGCCGCGGCTGTTTACCGCGCAGTCTCGGGCGAAAGGGGGGTAGAGGGTGATCGGCCCTGTATCCCCCAATTGTTCTAAAGGATGTTTAAACCATAATGATGTCAATTAATATGATTACGTCAGCGAAACATGATCACTCGTGAATGGGCTTTCTCTGTAGTTCCTGGTAGGCATACCTGCCAGCAATGCGATGGAGGGTCTACCCGCGAGCGATCCTGTAATGTCTGGGATAGCTCAGGCTATCGCTTCGTTCTCTGCCATAGGGCTAGCTGTGGGGCTTTTGCCAAGTACCCGCTACTCTGGTACTCCGAGGAAGAGAAGTCGGCTGTAATGGCTTCTAATGAGGTTTTACGGCCATACTCCGGGGACAGGTACCCTCTCCGTTCTAATGAACGGGAATGGTTCCAAGAGAGGTTTGGGTTTCTGGCCGATCAAGAGGCCGTAGGGTACGGGGCGGCGATGGGCCGCTGTATCATGCCTATACGCTCCCCAGATGGCTCGGAGCGGGGGGTAATGGAATGGGGGTATCGCCCCAAGCATAGGCGTATCTGGAAGGCTAAGAACGAGCCTATGATCCATTGGACGCAGGAGGCCGACTACTTTGATGGGGTTTATCTGGTGGAGGATTGGATTAGCGCTGAAAAGCTTTGGACGGCATCTAGCGTCCGCGCTGTGGCGCTCCTAGGAACAAGCTTAAACGCTCCCGCCGTCGCGGAGATACAGGCACATGCCAACCATGTGATTATCGCGCTCGACTCAGACGCGACATCAAAGGCATTTATGCTTGCGCGACGATGGGGAGCGGCCTTTGCATCATGCAAGGTTCAGATCCTGGCAAAGGATATTAAAGATATGCCTGTAGAACAAATACAACAAATGGTAGACCGTAATAATGCAGGATTCGACACTTTTAGCCGCATGTCTAGCTGATAGGACCGCATGGAACAAGATACACAAGCACATAGAGGCGACAGACTTAACCCCCACTGTGGGGTTCTGGTGGAAGGTACTTGCTGAAGCTTATAAGCGTGATATACACGCAAATGCGCTATCTGTTGATTTGCTGGGAGAATTGGGACGCTCGTCAATCCCATCTCCTAAGCAGGCAGATAGTCTATTGGGCGTATTATCGTCCCTTGTTCCTCCTGTATCGCCCATTAACACGGTACATGTCGCGCTAGAGATAAAGCGCAAGAATCTGACCGCCGAATTCGCATCTGCGCAAATGGGCGGAGACAAGAAGAAAGCAAACAAACTGCTGGCGAGTTTAAACGAGATATGGGAGACAGATAGCTTTGAGGAAAAGCAAGCGGAATGGCATGACGCCAGGGCAACAATTGCTCTTTTTGATAAAATTGGGCGAGATAAACGCATCCCTTTCGGCTGTCCTGGAATCAATCAGCGACTTGACGGCGGTTTGCTCCCCGGACACCATGTCGGCATCTTTGGCCGAACAGAGGTTGGAAAGTCTACTTTTGTTATCGACGCAGTTGCACGGCTGCTTAAACAGCAGCAGACAGTGCTTTATATCGGTAATGAGGACCAAATTGATATCCTCAAGCTTAGGCTCGTCGGGCGCTACCTCAAGCAAACGCAAGCACATCTCGAAGCGCACAAAGAACAAGTCGCGGAAGATTTCCGAGACGTGGAAGAACGGTTATTGATGACGCAGCTATACCAGGGAGATATTGACGCTATTCGCAAGCGCGTGGAAGAGTTTAAACCTTCTGTGCTAGTCATAGATCAATTCAGGAACCTGACGGGAAAGGATACTGACGGCATGACCCAGCGCATGGAAGCCAATGCGATTAAACTTAGGGCATTACTTTTGTCACATTCTCTAATCGGTGTTAGTGTAACACAAGCCAACGATAGAAGCGAGAGACATGGTCAGGAAGCGCCGATATATTTATCCACTGGTGATATTGATAGCAGTCGCGTGGGCCTTCCCGGTCAGTGTGATCTGTTATTGGGGATTGGAGCTAATAGTGACCTTATGGCACGAGGCCAGCGGTTTATAAGCTTCGCCAAGAATAAATTATCCTCTGCGCGCGACGCACATGAGGGAGTAATCGTGAATTTTGATTTAGCCATTTCGAGAGTATCATAGCATGCCAATCCCAATCAATCCTAGTCAACCTTCTGTAGATATAAATATCCGGATAGCTACCGCAGAGAGTTTAGAGCAGGACCGCAGATTATTCACTCTGCCCCTCCGCGTAGAAGACACGATTTCGGAGCGAACATCGCCAGAGAGTGTTAGCTACTTAGATCCGTCATATAGGTATCTATTTTCTCCGCCTATAAATCTTAGTTCAGACACAATTCGGCGTGCTCAGGAGGCATTGAATGCGCCCCTGCCTGTCGGCCTAAACTCAGCAGCTTTGCGCAGTGTATACGCGCGGCGCTTGGCAGATCCTCGGATCGATGCGCCACAATACAGCCCACCGCCGCGCAGTTCGGTTAATTCGATTGCTGATGATACAGCCTTTATAGTACAGTCTCAGAATGATATAGACTTCATATATCGTGTATATAATCCGTACACAGCGTCCATAGGCGAGCCTATACAGCATCGACATTTCACGGTAACGCCTGAAACTTGCTCAGCGCTAGATCTTGTACTTATACGTGAAATGCGCGCGCGTGCTGGAGTAAATTTGGATTATAGCGCCCGTACGCTAGAGCTAGAGGCTACTCCGCGTATACGAGTGCGAAGCAGGCTACCGCGCGAAGAAATAGAACCATTACCCCTACCAGGATGACCAGGCGCGGCCTCACGCCCGGTACTAAAACGTATAGTTGGCTTGCACTCAGAAGCCGGGCACTTAACAAGGAATATATGAAAACCGAGATTGCATTAGAAATCATAACCCAGATCATCAAGGATCGCAAGCAGTGGGGACAATCTGCAGGCTTCCGGGTAGCTGCATATGAGGTGGCAGACGCGCTATTAGCGCTTGAGGGACGATTTAGCGGGGAATGGGTACCCAAGGAAGACCTAACCCTCTCAAACAGGCGCTACGCGCAGCTTAATGCGATACACGAGAAACTTAAGAAACGATTAGGAGTGAAAGATGGCGACACGAGTCAGAGTGATTAATGAGGGACCGCATCACATTATTGTCGGAAGCCCTGCTTCGCGCGCTTTCGTCGAAAGCGGAAACGCGATTACTCTTGAGGTCTCGGAGGGGCATCCGATTGTGGTTACAGAGTACGAATCGGATATGAACGAGATTGGATCAATTGTACTGCCAGAAGGGTTTAAACAATGAAAGCCAGTCTTAAACGCAAATGGGTAGAGGCGCTGCGAAGCGGTAAATACCAGCAGGGTACGTGCCGCCTTAGGACGAGAGAGAATGGCTACTGCTGCCTTGGAGTGTTAGCGAAGGTCGTGACAGGCCGTGCTCCTAAAGCAGAGGCTGCGTGCTATTACGGCGCTAGCCAGGGGCTAATTACAGACGCACAAGAAACTAGACTGGCGAAGTTCAATGACGGGTTTGAGCGCAAAAATGGGACATATGCAGACCCTAAGACGTTTAAACAGATCGCTGCATATATCGAAAGGTATGTCTAGTTTTCCTTCCAGCGGAGACGAGAAGCATGGGTAAAGCACCAGACTGCGCCGACGATCCTGCCGATATGCCGTATGTACGGGCATATCGTAAACTTGAGGCAGAGAATGCCTATCTGCGGTCCATTATAGTGCAGTGGCAAAAGAACTGCACCGGCATGCACGGCTCGCAAAAACCTTGCGGCTTGTCCGCCGACCACACCGTAGAACCGCGCTCACAGTCTGATGCCGGCGGTGTCAAATGAACCTTTGCGGCTGGTTCTATTTTGCCGGTAGCGTCGGAATTGCCCTGACGTTGATTGCTGGTTTCGTTGATGATGCCAAAGTAGAGCAATAAAGTGTGCTTCCTAACTTTCTACAGAACCTAAATCCAGAGATATACCACAGTGACAATTATACAGTGGTGGATTTCGAGGTGGCGACGAATCACGGGGATTTCGGCAGGCCCATCTTTCCGGACAACCAACTACTGCTGGCCGTCTGGTGGACTCCGGAAGGTCTGGTAAAGCGCAAATGGGCCGATGAGCTACATCAGCAAGAACTATATGAAGATCTCTCACGTTCGGATTTTATCGTCGCACATAATTCGATATATGAATTGGGCTGGCTTAAAAGAGGCGGATTTGAGATCTCTCGACTTCTTCCATTCGATACGCAATTGGGAGAATACGTGTTACTTGGGAACCTGGTCTCGGGCCATTCTGATTCAGGGGTTCCCCCTACGTCCATTTCACTTGATTCCTGCGCCGCTAGGCGCGGTTGGTCGCGCAAAGATCCGGTTGTGGATATTCTTATGGGGCATGGGGTTAATCCCGCCAGTATGCCACGTAAATGGGTGGAAGATCGTTGTATCCAGGACGTAGAGACTACACATGCACTTTTTAGAGATCAACTGGACGTACTTACTCGCAGTAATCGCTTACCTGTCCTCTACACTCGCTGTTTACTTACTCCTGTGCTGGCTGACATCCAATCAGAAGGAATGCAATTAGATGAAGAACGGGTGGGAATTGTATATGAAGACCATGTCAGACAATCCGTGGCCTTGGAACAAGAAATTGCAAGCCTTACAGGAGGCATCAATACTAATTCCCCAAAGCAACTCGGAGAATACTTGTATGACACCCTCGGACTTGACGAAATCAGAGATAGACGCGGCAACCCGAAGCGAACTGACACAGGCCAACGTAAGACTGACGCGAAGACTCTGCTTGCTCTGGGAGGAAAATCCCCAGCACAGAGAGAATTTCTGGGCCTTTATCGAGAACAATCCAAGCTTGCTGACGCTATAAGCAAGAGCCTACGATTCTTTAAGGAAGTTTGTGCCACACAGAACGGACATTTCTGGGCTGATCTTAACCAGACAAGAACTGCAACACATCGCCTTTCTAGCACAGGAATACCCTCGGATTATGGATCAGTCCAATTCCAGAATCTCGCAAAGGCATTTAAACGCTTGTTCAAAGCTAGCCGAGAAGGCTGGCTTGTTGCTGAAACAGATGGGTCCGGGCTTGAGTTTCGGGTCGCTGGATTCTTAGGGGATGATCCGCAAATCCGCAAGGATCTCACAGATCCGGACTTCGACCCGCATGTGACGAGCGGCGCAGTAATGCGCAAGCGAGATTACCGTGAGCTACTTGAGGCATATAGAGCGGGTGATAAGGACGCAAAGAAAATACGCGATGCAGCCAAGCCGGATACGTTTAAACCATTGTACGGCGGCTCTAAAGGCACTAGTGAGCAGGAGCGGTGGTACAAGGGCTTCAAAGAGCGCTATAAAGCACTAGCTGAGGTACAGAAGCAGTGGGTAAGCCGAGTATTAATCGAAAAGAAACTGGTAACGCCGTGGGGAATGACCTTCTTCTTTCCGAATGCGCGCATGAATGCGTCAGGATATGTCAATGTTGGTAATGCTGTCTATAATTATCCTGTTCAGTGCCTTGCTACTGCCGAGATTATCCCCATTGCTTTGGTTTTTCTTTGGCACACTATTCATTCTACTGGTCTTGCTGATAGGATTAAGCTTGTTAATACGGTCCACGATTCCGTAGTGGTTGAGATTCATCCGTCTGTGGTAGATGAATATACCAAGATAGTGGAAGACTGTTTTACAACGAAGGTATATGAGTACCTTAAACGAGTCTATGCCCTTGATTTTAATGTGAAATTAGGCGTAGAAACAACAATTGGACAATATTGGGGTGAGGAGTAAGTTTATGATTATTGATGAAATTCTTGCGGAACGCGCTTATCAAGACCAGAAATGGGGCACCGCTTTCGACGACAAGAATACTATTAACGACTGGGGTACTTATATTGGTATCTATCTCGCTAAGGCTACGAATATGGGTGCAGACGCTGCTGAGCAGCGCAAGCAGTTGGTTAAGGTCGCTACGCTGGCCGTGGCGGCGATTCAGACTTTTGACCGTAATGCGGGCTTTCCTGCCCGCCATTATGACCAGGCGGTAGCGTAATGATTCAAGGATATGTTAAGAAAGTCAACACAAAAGATGGGAAAGGTAAGCGCGGGCCGTGGACGCTCTACTCTTGCATCATCGAACAAGATGATGGCACGGAAAGCGGGTGGATATCCTGCGGGTTTGACAAGCCGCCGTTTGCTGAAGGGAGTTACATCAGCCTGGAAACGTCGAAGGATGGCAATTACACGAATCTCGTCCCAGGCTCGGTTAAGCAACTCGATCCGCCGAAACGCGCCCCTGCCCCTACTGCCCAGGGAATGGCTACTGGAGGCAGCCCGGCGCCTGCTGAACGAAAGGATACGTATGTAAATACGCAGGATAGTATCGTCTATCAGTCCTCGCGTAAGGATGCGCTAGCGCTTGTAGCGCTGCTGCTAGAGAACGACGCGCTTCCTATGAGCGCTAGCGCTGCAAAGGCAGGCATTGCTAAGCGCTTTGAAGAGATTACAGCTTTCGTAGATAAACTGACGGTGCAATATGTCCGAGACGTACAAACTGGGCGAGTTCTTCAGTCGGTGGTGGATGCAGGGGCAGAATCTCCCGCCACAGCCGGTAGAGCAGCCAGTGCTGAAGGAAGTACCCCAGACAACGACTAAGCTAGTTCGCGCCGCGAACAGCGCATCTAAGAGGAAATCTAGTGGCAAAGCGAAAACAAAAAGAATCCGACGCCGAGCTACCGGAACTTCAGCAACCTGAATATGACCAGACGATAGATTATGCCATTATTGTCGAGCACTACCAGAGTCAGCGTAGCCTCACAGGGCAGGACTCTGGATATGGTATTCTCAACAAGAATACAGGAGTAGTAGAGATGCGCTGGTCGTGTTACTCAGAAGCCCTACAAGGGCTCATACTCTGCCAAGAGACTTATGATAAGTATATGACTATCTACAAGCAGAAAATGGGAATGTTAAATTGAGCGAAATCGATATCTTCATGGACATGGACCCTGCGGTCTACGCCTGCGGCTTCGCCTCTCAGAGCACGCGCTACGTCTGCGTAGCGGAGGATGAAGCAGGGAACCTGCGAGAGGCGCACTTCGTCGCAGATGAGCAGGGGCCTGCTGGCGACAAGATGAAGGCATGGACTAGGAGTCTTCCGGAGGGCACAAGTGTTATCGACAAGCAGCGTATTATTATTCCGGAGCCTCTGGACCATTGCCTACATATTGTGCGCAGGCATCTTGATGGCATCTATCATGCTGTCCGAGAACTCCCTGTGTGTAAGTCTAGCAGTGTCAGCATGCGCGGTTTCCTTAGTGGGCCTGATAACTACCGGAACGGAATAGCTAAACAGGCAGTTTACAAGGGCAATCGTGACCCCGACAATAGACCCTATCATTATGAAGCCATTCGAGAATACATCCGTAAGTATTGGGATACTGTCATCTCTAGGAACTGCGAGGCCGATGATCTTATCTCTATCATGGCGGAGCAGGCTACGACACAGCATCGGGACTATGTTGTGGTATCTATTGACAAAGATCTGGATCAGATCCCCGGACGTCACTATAATCCTGATAAGAAAGTATTCTATAACCAAGATCGGGACTCTGCCTTGCTCTATTTCTATCAGCAGTCCCTTTCTGGAGACCAGACTGACAACATACCTGGATGCTACAAAATAGGGCGAGAGAAGGCAGAGAAGTTCATCATAGAGCGCGCTGCGGACTGGGATGAGGTTACACTAGATGCTGAGAAGTATATTTGGGAGTGCATTGAAAGAGAGTACGAGCGCTCGACGAAGCGCGATGGCTGTTCCTACGCGGCCTCAGATAGTTCGGGAGTGGCACTGGAAACAGCTAGGCTGGTGTATATCCAGCGAGCCCCCCGTGAATTGTGGAATCCCCCAGGAATCGGACACGGAATCATTCAAGAGTACGACACAGACAATGACTAACAAACATGTTGAAGATTTTTATAGCCTGCTGGATAAGTACAATAACGGGATAGAGCCCTTATCAAACTGGACTACAGCAGATCTGGTGGCTCTGATTGATGCTGCCGATACGGAGTTGCAGAATCGTGCTCCGCCAGATAGTGTTTATGAAGCCCCATATACAACGGAGATTAGTGACGATGACTATTAAGGTGTACGTCGCAGGCCCTATTACCGGCTACCCTGACGGTAATGCACCTGCCTTCGCCGCCGCGGCGGCCTGGGCGCGAGAGCAGGGCTATGAGACTATATCGCCAATCGAGATGGATACGCCCGAAGAATTGGCCGAGACGTTGGCCGATCATTACGGCAAAATCTACTGGGAACGCCTCGCTGAAGATTTGAAAGTGGTTGCCGCAGTTGATGCGTTAATACTGCTCCCGAAATGGTCCGATTCAAAGGGCGCACGTATCGAAGCCTTTATTGCTGTTCAGGCAGGTAAAGAGTTCTACGCCTGGACGGGGCGGGATGCGGTTAGTATTCCGAAGTATCAAGTGATTGATGAACTTTGCTGGGCGATGCTGTGACGCTGCCTGTAGACGTTAAGGCTCGCAAGGAACTGCCAGTCTACACCTACGTAACGGAATATTTCCCGGATGCGCTGTTAGCAGAAGTTGCTGTAGCCTGGCAAGGGAACCAGCAACACAATCCGGGCGAGAAGATGCACTGGGCGCGTAATAAGTCGCCAGATCAGCTAGATTGCGCTTTTCGTCACATAATGGATCATGCCAAGAATCCTATTGATACAGACGGTCAATATCACCTTGCCAAAGCTATTTGGCGCCTAAAAGCAGAGTTACAACTTGTCATCGAAGCGCAACAAGATAAGCCATCCGCCTGAGCGCGGCCACAAAGTCGGTACTAAGCGCGCTGATAAGCGCTGGATAGATGAACATGGAGAAGTCTGGGCCTCCCGTTTTGAGTGTAAAGTCTACGAGTCCGGTAAGCGCGCTGGTGTCAAGATTAGAAAGTGCGATAAGGGGGGAAGTGATACTGTTTCCTATCATAGTAAAGTCAGAGACGGAGTATGCCAATCTTGCCAAGGTACTGACATTATCAAACAACGTAGGTATACGCCAGACTTACGTGTGTTTCAAGATACAGGAACAGAAGCATGCAACGAGAGCAGCTATTATGTCGAGGCTAAGGGCTATATGCGTGCCCCTCAACGCGCGCTGCTACGTGATCTCTGTAAAACCGGGGCGCTTACTGGCTTGCGTTTCATACTACAGGCGGATTACAGAGCCACTGCTAGTCTCACCATTGGAGGGTGGATAGATAAGTTCCTCCACTGCAAGTGGGCAGTGTTTAACGGAGAATGGCCGGTAACTTGGAATCATAATGAACAGCAAAAAGGCAAAGGCGCTAAGACAGGCAATAAGAGAGTTCGCAAAGGCTCCGTTCAACGGGAAGGCACCTAATGACGCCTACATGCGCTCTCCTGATAAAATCATTACGCTAACCAAACAGACTCCCCGATATATCTACAAAAGAGCTAAGAAAAATGTCAAGTAAGATCCTAATCTTGGATATTGAAACCGCTCCTCTAGAGAGCTATACGTGGGGAACGTGGGATCAGAATGTTAGTGTTGAGCAGATTAAAACAGAATGGAGTGTGCTCAGTTATGCAGCGAAATATCTTGGCCTTCCTCATATCTTTTACGCTGATACTGGCGGTAGGGGTAGGGCTCGTGTTCGTAGCGATAAGCAGGTTTTAGGTGAGATATGGAAATTGTTAGACGCTGCGGATCTTGTGGTTGCTCAGAACGGCACGAGCTTCGATATCAAAAAGCTGAACGCACGATTCGTGATGCATGGCTTCAAGCCTTATTCGCCTATCAGAGTAATCGACACACTTACGGCGGCGAAAAGGCACTTCGGCTTTACCAGCAACAAATTAGCCTGGCTTACGAAGAATTTAACCGACTCTGCCAAGAGCAACCACGGGAAATTCCCTGGCTTTGAGCTATGGGTAGAGTGTTTAAACGACAACCCAGAAGCCTGGAAAGAGATGAAGAAGTACAATATCCAGGATGTGATAGGGACTGAGAAGGTCTATAAGGTGCTGCGCCCGTGGATAACAAATCATCCGAACCTGGCAACGTACAACATCAAAGAGATGATACAGTGTCCCAAGTGTGGAGGCTTGCACTTGACTCGTCAGGGTTCCAGAATTACGCAGCAGGGGGCCTATCAGCAGTACAAATGCCAAGATTGTGGCGGATGGGCGAGGGGAAAGAAGATGATGCTGACAAAAGGCAAGAGAGCTAGCCTGTTGGTGAGTCTGTGAAGGCTATGATGTATTTAACCTTCGCCATGCTACAGGGGTGTATAGCCCCCACCTTGAGTGTGAATCCCTGCACTGCGAATCAGGGGAATTGTTACAGTATACAGGGCCTGTACTCGCAGCCAGGCTGTCCGGGACAGCGGAGCTTCTCTGTCGAACTAGATGGATCAACTTTTTTCTTGGAGTGTCAATAATGTTCATCAAGATTCTCAATGTTCTCCGGATCGTGCTTACGCACGCTTATGCTTGGATCGCCCTGTATCTGGCTACTGTGTTCGTCAAGAACACTGTGGACTTCCACGGCTTTGAATTCGAGGCTGCGAAGGCATTCTATGCGCTGTTCGCCCAGATTGCTGGCGCGCACGGAATGTAATTGTGTCCAGATTAATCCAAGTTCCTAATAGTAAAGAAGAGATTGGGGAGTTCCTAGCTGATGGCCAGGATACCTCAGTTCCAGCAGTACAAGGTGTAGATATAAATGACGGAGATCTCCTCAACGCCACCCGAACCGTTGAACTCGGAAATGGCTACAAATTTGAAATCACTCTCCCTAGTGGTAGAGTCCTTGAATCAGCACCTGTCGGCAGCGACTACCCAAAACGCGATGCTATTATGCAGTGGCTTGGAGCAGTTAGGGAATCAATTGTCGAAGATGCAGCAAACGCTGCGAGAGCTACAAGAGACGCTCACATGGCTGAGAGCCGAGCACGAGACCTCAGCGATCCCCCGCAACTCCGTGCCGGGAATGATACCTCCTTATCCAAGTCAGTCTCCTCCGCTGACCCCGTCGAGTATGCAAAGCAACAGCTACGGGCAGCTATTGACAGGCTCGCAGAACTTGATAGGGCAGAAGCAGATGTCGCCAAATGGCAAAGAGTCGTGGAGTCTCTGACAGGAGTCAACAGCAAACCGAAGAAAAAGCGACGTCGTAAAAAGAAAACGCCCCAGTTAGGGGCGTGATCAAAAGTCTCCTTCGAGGGGAGAGGGCAACGAAGGACTTTATATGGATAAACTGAAGGTATTTGGGTTCTGGTTCGCTGCTGAGTTTGTTCTATACGGGTTAGTTGTTGCTAACGGTAGAGCATATAATCAGGCTAACTACGGCGCTACATTCATCTCTGATATGATGATATCGGCTTTTAACTTCTGGTTTGCTGTTAAGTTTATAGAAGGGAAAGATAACAGGACATGGCCCGCTATGTTAGGGTGTGTCCTTGGTGGCGGGACCGGGTCTATCTGTTCTATTATCTTTACCAAATGGATGTACGGTCAATGAAAATGGAACTAATTACATGGCGGGATGCGGGCGGGGATGCGGATAAAGACCTTTCGTGGGCTGCGGCGGATACGGTTGAGGACGAGAACCCTATCATTAAGAGTGTTGGTTGGGTCGTCAAAGAGACTGACAACAACGTTACGATTGCTATGGATCTTGCAGATGATGGTATGACTCATACACGAAGCCGTATCCCGAAGGGGATGATTGTGAGCCGAACTGTGTTGGTGCAAGGATGAGCATTGCATCGCGAGCGCCAGGGGGCATTATGCATCAATTAGAGCTATTTCTGCCTCTCGACGACGGACAAGCCCTGGTTCAACTTTCCCTCCTGCATGAACCCAAAGTGCAAGCTGAATCTTTACATTCTGCCACGCTCCGCAGTCTACAGCAGAGCGTAGAGTTGAATGCGTATATGTCCCCGCTCCAAGGTTATACACGAAGTCAGTTATCGCAGCTTGCCGCCCAGCAGGCTGCTGCGCCAATGTCGGCGATATGGCTACAGTCTGGTTATAATGCGTACTCAAATCCCCTGCTAACCAGTCGTCAGCCTCCTGCTGAGTACAAACCTGGTTCGGTCCTACTGACGGACCAGTATGCCCCCAGCCTATGGTCCAGACTTTGTTGGGGTCTTGGTAAGATGTTAGCCTGCATCCTTCCATTGATTGGACTAGCGGCTGGAGTATGGCTAATACTTCATCAGGTATCATAGATGATTACTTCTTCAGAATTGCGTTCACAACAGGAAGCGCTACTTTCTCTACAGATCTCCCTACAGTGTACCCTCCAAGACCTATCTGAAGCAGCGACCAGGCTTGTGGAGCGAGCGGAGCGTGCAACCAGCCAAACGAGTCACAGACAACTAGCCCAAGAAACACTAACATTGTTATTGGACGCCAAGCAGCTGTTAACCAATTGCCCGAACTGGCTTCAGCAAGCACAACTTTTTGCTGGCCATCCAGTAACCGTGCCTCATAATCCTGAGCCGCAGTCTGCGCCGCCATCCCGGCTGCAAGCTGAGCGAGTTGCAGCTTTACTTTATCTTCTCCAGACACCGTAACATGGTCTATTACGTCGCTGATAGGCTTTAAAATCCCCGATACGATATCACTGATTACTGCCATTGTCCTCTCCCTCATTGGCGTGTCCTGCCAATTCCTGCCCTAGCCCGTCAATAAATCCCGGCTGATTAACCACAGCCCTCAGGCCAGGTAACAATCCCTTCTGTACCACATACTGCGCCGCTCCAGGCCCTAGCCTGGCAGCAGCCCTAGCTATCATCGCTATCTTATTGTGGTAGATAGCTGGCATGCTTGTCCCATCAGACCCTTGTACTTGGCGCAATACCTGGTACAGGGGTTCTGTGTTTATGCCCCCAGATCCGCCCCCTACGAAGGCATTGGTGTCTTCCTTCTCTAGCAGCGTAGCTAACTTAACGGCATTCACATTGCCGCCTTTGTCTAAGGTAACCATTCCCGGTTCCTGGAACCTAGCTAACCACTTATACTGCTCTCTAGCAGTATCATAAGCTTGCTTCTCTGGGCCTGTAAGGCCCTCAGAGATCATACTCTCTACGTAGTCTTTAACCTTGAATAGCCCTTGAGCCTGCGCCCAATCTGTGCTAGCTTTGTTAGCCGCTTCTCGGCCTAGGCCGCTAGCTATATCTCCTAGCTGCTCGTTATTCGCCGCGCCATCTGAGAATGCGTCACTTAAACGTCGCACGAAGTTGTTATTTAGCAAGGCACCGTCTGCGGGGGTATGTTCCCCGGCAATAGCCCCTAAATGACTATTCACAGCATCTGGGTGATTCATAACGATCTTATTCTCGTCTCTGGCAGTATCCAGAGCAGCCCTAATCCTGGCGCCAGCCGCATCCTTAACCTGTGGGGTTAAGTTAGCAGCCTCCTCTCCTATCTTACGGGCAGCCAAGGTATTGACAACCTCCTGGTTGACACCGCCTGTAGGCCCAGCTAGACGGTTATAGGACAGCTTTGCAGGTCCGGCTAGGTTGGGTATAGCCTGCCCTGCTAGCGCCCCTCCTGCGACTCCTGCGGTCGTTTCCAGGGCATTCTCCTGCAGGCCCTTAGCCTGGGGGAAGCCTGCGGCTGTAAGGCCGTTATTGACAAGATCCCCGTAGTTGGTGGGCTTGTCCTTATCCTCTTCCAGTCCGAACTGCTGTCTCACCCAGTTATAGGCATGACTCTTAATCGCGTTGGCTAGGTCTACAGGAGCAGTCACTGTGCTGGCTCCGCCCTTCAGCATCCCTTTCAGGATGATCCCAGACTCTCTCAAAGTCTTAGGTGAAGACTCTCCCATCGCAGCCTCAAAGTCATCTCCTGTGTCTTGGGGCTGCGGAGGGGAGCCTAGATCGGAAGCATCTAATAGCCCTGGACTGCGCTTAGGCATAGCAGGCGCCCCCTGCTGCTGAGTATCCACCATTACAGCAGGGGGCGCAACTTGTCCGTTAGCTTGAGATCCAGTTTGTGCTTGTAGCTGTGCCTCCCTCGGAGAGACGACAGGAATCTGCGTAGCGCTGGAGTGCTGAGGATCAAAGTCTGTATCTGCTAGCAAGCCTGCCATTACTGAGGAACTCCTACTGTTATGCCTTTAGCCTTGTAGGCGTCTAGGATCTCTTGACGAGTCTTGCCGTGCTTCGTCATATCAGCAGCAATGTCTTGCTCTGTGGCAACAGGCCCTGAGGGCACCTTAGGGTTATCACTAGCCTCTGCAAGACCTCTAGCGCGGATCATATCCTGAATCGTAGCTTTGGAGCCGTTCTGTTGCTTAGCGAGTTCCGTCACATCATGCATCGTGAATGGAATCGTCGTCTGTAGCTGTGCCAAGTCCTGCGACATTTGATCCTTGAGCGACTGAGGGAACTGCGGGTTATTCAGCATCGTGCGACTACCGCGCTCAATGATCTGCCTAGCCTCCGCCAGTTTCGTCAGAGCATCAATACCCTTCGGATCATCTCCCGCACGGAACGAGATACGATCAAGACTGTTGATGAATGTGCCTCTTGGAAGCATACCTGCCGTCTCGATGTTAGCAAGGTTTTGCGACAGACCTGTCACCATTACGTTATAGCGCCGCACATCGTCGCTAGACATACTATTCCGCAGAGTATCAACACTAGACTGCATCAGGGAGTGTCCCGGCGCAGCGCCTATGCCAAATACACCAGTGCTGCTGCCGATAGGCAGTTCAGTGATGTTCTGCAGGGTAGGTACTGCCAAGGAGACTGCGTTGCTGACTCGCGCAGCAATAGACATAGAGCGAGAATCCATCTGCCCTGCCTGCCCTTTAGCAAGAATATCCTGCAGGCGATTCTGGCCGTCAAGCTGCGCCTTCTGAACAAGAGCCTGCGCGCGTATAGCAGCAGTAGAGTCCTTGCTGTTGATGAAGTCCGTAACCTTCATCGGCATGACGTCATCACCGTTCGCTTTAGCATCATTGATGATCTTTAGCGCTTTCTGCGCATAGTCAGGATCGCTAGGATCAAGAGTACCCATACTGATAAGCCCGGTAGGCAATCCATTCTCTTCTGGTCCCTTCTTAGCGAACACTACCTGTCCAGTAGCTGCGTTAACTTGATCCTGTCTCGCCTTCTCTACCTGGTTCTGCTTAGCTGTAGCAACCTGCGTCTGCAGTAGATCCTGCTGCGTCTTGGCTTGCTGAAGCTGCGCGGTCTTTTGTAGCGCCTGCAGAGCAATAGCAGGGGAGATATTCATCATCTGCTTGCTGATCGCTTCAGATACCCGGATGTTCTTATCCAGGGGATCTTCATCTTCTGGCGACGTAGCATTGACTCCTGCCACTACGTTCTTCATCGCATCGGAGATGTGGCGAGCCTGGACAACCCTAGGATCTCCTATATCAGGATTACCTGTAGCTTGAGATAATCCGTTGGCTGCGGTATTGAATCCCTGATTAGCTACTGCCAGTCCCCTGGACATCCAATCCTTAGAGCCAATAACCTGATTTTGCAGGTTAGCAGAGACCCCCGCCTCTACATCATTCGGGTCTTGAATATCAAACGGATCTGGTTCTTGTTGTGCCATATATCTCTCTTAATACATCGGTATCTGTTCAGCACTCAGGCCCTGAAAGTCGCTATTATAAATGCTAGTCAGATCCGGATTACTGTAGTTAATACCGCCAGTTACATCTGTCCCTGCCGGAACTCCATTAGCTGCATTATAGGCATTGGTAGACTGTCCGCCTGCTCCTGTGAGAGCGTTGAAGGCTCCGCCGATGGAGCTACCCAAGGCAGGATTGCCGAGAGCGTTACCGATTGCGCTGAGTCCATTAGTAGTCTGCCCCGAAGATACCACTCCTGCCGCGTTACGAATGGCATTGTTGTATTGATTCCCCTGCTGTGTCCCTGCTCCGAGCGCTGCTTGGAAGCCAGATAGATCGATATTATTAGCCGCTGTAGCTCCAGCTAGTCCAGCATTCGCATTCTGCTGATACGCCCCAGCAAGCTGCGCAGGAACTGCTGCCCCAGTGATCTGGTTGTTCAGGTTCTGCTGTCCGTACTGGTTCCCAAGTTGGCTGATAGTGGAGTTTTGATTGAAGATACTATTAGCGGTATTGGCGTTAAGCTGGCTGGTATTGTTAAATTGGCCATACGCATTTGCGAGTAGGCCATTAGCCGTGCTGAGATTATTGTTGGCAGAATTGTTGAGTGTAGCTGCATTGGAGGTAGCCGAGTTCTGCGCATTAAGCGCTTCATTATATGCCGTCTGTTGATTGCCTAGGTAGGCTTGCCCTAAGCCTGTAGCGAAAGCTTGAGTCTGCAAGGCGCCGCCAGAAGTGCCAAGCTGCCCCCTGCCGAATTGCTGATTAGCCATCTCAGCTTCAGCTTGCTGCGTAGGCAAAGCAAGTTGCTGGTTAAGCGCGCTAAGCTGATTATTATATGTATTAGTAAACGACTGCCCGGCAGTGCCAAGTTGTGTCTGGGCTGCTTGCTGTAGATTACCAGTCAGGGGGTTATTAAGCTGGTTAGTGCCCGCTTGTATTGTATTAAACTGACTACCCTGTACTGCTCCCTGCAGACCTAACTGACTGCCCAGCACGCCTTGCGTCCCTGTTGGCGCTTGCTGCTGACTCTGAGAGTTGATGGCATTCTGAATGTTGGCAGGCGTAACACCGTTGAATGATCCCGCTATTGCAGACTGCTGCCCAGCTAGATTGCTAGATCCCGTATTGGCGGCGCTAAGCCCGCCATTAAGAGCAGTATGAACCTGCCCATTAGCTATAGTAGCATTACTATTAGGACCATTGAAGCTAGTATTAGTGCCGATCCCAGTACCAGCAGAAGCCTCACTGAGAACATTCCCGTTAGCATTAGCTTGCTGTGTAGCACCTATAGTGCCTAGGATGCCGCCAGCAGTCCCTAGCAGCGTACTCCCGAGTCCTAACCCGCTGCCCACATTCCCCGTATTCGTTACTGCCATATTGTTTCCGCCATTTGCGATAGAGCCTGCGGCTCCGATAGCGCCGATTCCGGCGTTAACTCCGTTATTAATATTACTGTTATTTGATGAATATGACGGGGCTGGCGTCATAGCATTGTTCGCCGCTCCTACCGCTGCGCCCACGCCCTGCTTAACGAGCAGATTAGAAGCTCCCTGACCGAGCCCTGTGTTGTCAGAAATAGCCTGGCTCGCGCCAAGATTATTAGCCCCTGCGGTTAATCCTCCGCCTACGGCTCCTATAAGAGCCCCCTTACCGATATTCTGCCCTGTTAAGGCAGCACCAGCAGTACCTGCCGTTGCTCCTGTAATTGCTCCTGCGGCGATTGTTCCAGTACCTGCGCCTATCCCAGCGGCAGCTTCCGGACCAAATATTGCACCTACGCCCGCTGCTGTGGCGAGATCTATCGCTTTATCAAAGCCGGATTGCAGAGCATCTTCTGTATACCAATTAGAGCGCGTTACATCGCCTAAGACGGCTGACTGCTGCGGCGTATAATTTAGAGTATTGACTTGTCCGCTGGCTGCGGTATTCCCCCCTTGCGCGCGAAGGGGGATGTTAGATTGTCCTGCCCTGGCCCCGCTTAGGAGGGTAGTATCGTGAGCAGCCTGACTAGCTTGTACAGCGGAGGCGCTAGGCCCTGATAACGAATTAAAATAATTCGTCATCTGTTGCGAAGTTAGGCCCTTAAAAGTACCTGTCGTAATAGGCGAATTAGCACTGGATACGAAAGGACTAGCAGCAGGATGTGAGGCCGGAGGAGTAGCCGGAGTAAAGGCCATTACTTATGCTCTATGCGACCTAGCGTATCTTTGATATCCTTCAGATCCTGCTTCATATCTTTCTGCCCCTGATCTAAGCGAATAATCGTATCATGATCCACTTGAACTGTTTCTTGCTTTCCTTTTAGGTCAGCAACGTCCTGGTGAAGTGTGCCGAAGGCAAAGCACCCGCCGAGAACTGTAGCCGCGAACGGCCATCCCTTATCAAGAACATTAAGTATTGGTGACATATTAGGTATACGAGAATTTACATTGACCAGGATTGCCGTTACCGGCACCGGTGGGCTGCCCAGTGCCCTGTCCACCAATACCAATAGTTCCATTGACTAGGCCGGGATTGCCGCCCGCGCCTCCGCTCGCGCCAGAGGCGCCTGTTACACCGGAGGTATTCGTTGTAGTGCCTCCGGAGGCTCCGCCTCCAGCACCGCCAGTACCATTACCCGCAGCGCCTGTGCCAGGCTGCGCAGCAGTAACCGATAGGGTAGTGATAGAACTACCAGAGACAGACGCCGCGCTGCCTGCTGTGCCGTTACCTTGTCCACCACTATGCCCCGCGCCCCCGGCCCCAGAAGCATATGTGAAGGTCTGTCCGCCGCTGCAGCCAATATTTGCACTCTTA